AACACCAAAGTAATTGAAGTATTAGATAAAATAGAACAACCGGAGAAAGACGGAGATAAGACCTACTGGAATAAAATTACAGAGGTCAAACCTAAAGATGCAGCAGATCAGTATTGTTATGTAAAAGTAATTATTAAAGAGAGTGATAATCAAATAATCAAAGAAGAAATTTTGGAGTGTGCAGATGGTAGAAGTAGAGTAGATGCACCAACTTATTGGCAACTATTCGCAGAGTTTTACTACGCTGATATTTACACACCAAAATACTGCCGATCATATGATCGAAAAAAACATGCTTTCAAATCGCCAGGAAAGATATGTTTAACTAAAAATGGCGAATGGGAGGTTAAATGATTAAGAACTTAATCATAATCTCACTAGTTGTTGTAATTGTGACAGGTATGTCAGGGGCTGAGTTTTTAGACTATCTAGCGCTTGGACTTGACAAATTGCAAGAATTGTTATATACTATCAAAAGTGAGGTACAAATATAATGAATAAGTATGTGAAAATAATGGGTGTAATGGCCCTAGGTCTATTAGTTGCCAACTGTTCTGGCGGTAACTATAAGATTAAGACAGAGAAGTCTAAAGTTTTAAATGAGGTACCAAAGTGGTACGTTAATGATTTTTCTGATAAGAAAGCTTGTAATACACCAAGATTTGGTAAAGACAAAGATAAAATGTGTATCTTTGGTGTGAGTACAGCAGTGTCACCAGATTTACAATTAGCGATTGAAAAAGGTATGATGGTTGCTAAATCAGAACTCGCTGATAAAGTAAAAGGTGAAATGAATAAGTCATCTAAAATATTCATCACAGAGTTAGGTAAAAATCATAACAAAACTACAGTGTCAGAAGTTGAAAGTACAATTGTCAACTTAATTCAAAAGACACCAGTTAGAGGTTATGAGATATTTGCTAAAGATATAACTATGACTAAAAATGGTTATTATAGAGTATGGATTGGTTTGAGATTACCAATGGGTGAATACAATAAAATGTATAACTTCACAATCGCAGAGGCTGTTGACGCTTACAATGTGAAATCAAAAGCTAAAATTGCGTTTGAAAAGTTAGAGGAAAACCAAAATGGGAATAACGATATACAGTAAAAACAATTGTGTGTTTTGTAACAAGGCGAAGCACTTGGTAAAATCGCTTGGCCTTGATTACACAGAAAAGAAATTAGAAGAATTTGATAGTCCACAAGCTATGTTAGAAGACATTGGTAAACAAGTAAGAACTATGCCTCAAATTAAGATTGATGGTAAACTTGTTGGTGGTTATAATCAACTTGTAGAATACTTTGCTGATAAAGGCTTAGTCAACTTTAAAGGTGAGATCATTGCCAAAAGATAAAGACTTCTCTAATATAATACCTTTTCCAAAAAATAGAATAGTGGAAAAGTCAACTTCGGGTCCACAAAAGAACTCAAAGTTTTTAGATGAGATGCACAAACAACAAACAAAAGAATTTGTTGAAACAAGTGTAGATGATATTAGTATGAACCTATTAAAACAGTTTTATAATATGGCAATCAAAACTGAAAAGAATAGTTTTACAAAAGACTTGGCAATGTTGGTTGATGTAATGAGAGGTTTAATTTATAGAGATTTTGAAATGAAACACCCAGCACAAGTCTTATCAGAAAAAATGGTAGAGTTAAGAGTAAACAAAGACGGAAGTAAAAGTGCCAGAATAAATTATGATATATTTAATAAAGGTAAAACTGTTCCTATTAGTAGAGATATGAAAGAAGAATTAAAAGATGGTCCAGGTAATTTTGAACCAGAGGGGGACCTGTAAATGCATTCGTTGAGAATCGCCAGTAGTGGTCGTAAAATACTTTTGTTAAACAACTCAAATATAAAAAGGAGTATATATTATGTTTAAACAATTAACTAACTTGTTCAAAGATGAACTAGTAAAAGTAAAGACAGTAAAAAGAACTGCCGAAACTAGAGGCAGAAAGTCTTTATCAAAAAAACAAAAAGTGTTAAACCTTTTATCAAAAGGTGATAACGTTGCTTGGACTACAATTCAAAATAGATTTGAATTAGAGTCACCAAGATCAATGATTGACACTTTAAGAGCTGAAGGTTATATGATCTACGGCAACAGAGTAAACGGTAAGAAATACTACAGAATGGGCACGCCTACAAGAGCGATTGTCGCTGCTGGTATCAAAGCGTTATACGGAACTCCGTTCAGATATAACAATCACAAGGTTTCTGTAAAGAAATCAGACTTAATCGCACTTGATGCGTAATTAATTATTGGGGCGCTTCGGCGCCCCTTTATCAAACCATATATATTATTATGACAAAAAAACAAATTGAAAATCAAATTAAAGTGTTAAAAGAAACTGTACAATGGTTTAAAAAACAAATAGAACCAGAAGATTGTGGTTGGATGCATACAACTATTGATGGTTTAAAACATAGAATTAAAGTATTAAAAGATAAATTAAAAAACAAAATAGAAAAACATTGGTCGGAGTATTAATATGGATTTACAACACGGATTATTAATGGGTTTTATGGGTTGTATAATCACAGTCATTGGTTTTTTTACAGCGTTTTTAGTTATAAATTATAATAAGAAAAAAGAAGAAGAAAGAATTAAAAGACAAAACGAAACAAAAGTACACCCTTATGGTGATGATACAGTATGAGTATAAAACAAAGAATTAAATTTAAGAAACCATATTCTCAAACAGAAAATTGGAATAGAAACGTTAGAACAATAGCAGAACACGCTAAAAAGTTTCCTATGACTCGTAAGGTTGATACATATGAGTATGAATCATTAGGCGAGTGTATTAGAAGTGACCAAGTACCTGCAGAAGAAATCGCAGAAATATTTACTGACAAAGCATTTTATAAATGGTATAAGAAAAAATATTGGTCAAATGATAGATAAAATATTAATTGACTTGGTTAAGAGAGATATTAAAGGTGATGATGTTGCTATTTTTATGGGTGGTGGTACAGATAGTGCTACACTCTTATTTACTTGTTTAAGACTAGGAAAAAAACCTGTAGGGTATTCTTTCTTCCTAGAGGGTAAACCTTCTTATGACTCATTAAAAGCAGAAGAGATATGTAAAACTTTTGATGTACCATTTGTTCCTGTACCAATGTCAACAGATAATTTAGTTGAAGATTTTAAAACACTTGCCACAAAATATAATTGTAAAAAGAAAACACACTTTGAGTGTACATTTCCTTTTATATATTTGTTTCCAAAAATAAAAGAAAAATATATTTTAACAGGTGTTGGTGCTGATAGTCATTATGTTTTAAGTAAAAAAGGTATGATGCACTTTAAACATACAGTAGAACTAATGAATAAGTTTAGATATAATTACTTTTACAATACACCTAACGCAGGTGCAATGGATCAATTAAGACAATTTTGTAATGAGTATGATAAAGTATTAAGTGTACCTTATTTTGAAAAAGAAGTTTACGATTATTTTTATGATAAGAGTTGGGAAGAAATAAACAAACCTGTACAAAAACATTTAATTAAAAAATGTTATAAAGAGTTTGATAAGATTAAAGTTAAACCACATATCAATTATCAGTTATGTGCAGAGATAGACCATTATTTTGAAAAACTAATTGACAATAAAATGATTAATTTTAAAAATAGAAAAAGAGTTATGGATATCTGTAGAGACTGGTACGAACTAAACAAATCAAAGGCACAATTACCATTATGATATTAGTAGATTTAAACCAAGTAATGATTTCAAACCTTATGGCACAGAATAGAGGTAATCTATCTGAACTACCAAGTAAAGATGCCGTAAGACATAGTATATTAAATACCATTAGAGCATTCAATGTTAAGTTTAAAGAAGAATATGGTGAAATGGTTTTATGTGCAGACGCAGCAGACCCTTGGCGTAGAGATATATTTCCAAACTATAAACATCAAAGACGTGTTGGTAGAGTAGAAAGTCAAATAGATTGGGATGGTCTATTTAAAATAATGAGTGACATCAGAGAAGAATTTATAAACAAATTACCATTTAAAGTATTACACGTTGACAAGTGTGAGGCAGATGATGTTATTGCTACACTATGTGCTCAACAAACAGAAGATTTATATTTAATCATATCAGGTGACAAAGACTTTATACAATTACAACACTATGGTAATGTATATCAATTTAGTCCACTACTAAAAAGTTTTATAGGTGAACAACTAGATGCAAAAGTATTTTTAAGAGAACAAATAATTAAAGGTGATAGATCAGATGGTGTACCAAATATATTAAGTGATGATGATATATTTTTACGAGACGAAAGACAGAAACCTATAAACAAAAAAAGATTAGAAGAATGGTCTAATATAGATAACATACCTCTTGGTAGCGAAACAAGAAAATATTACGATAGAAATAAGAAATTAATAGATTTATCTATGATACCAAAAGACATAACTGAAAGTATTATAAATAGATACAAGAACTATAAAGTAAATGACAGGTCGCAACTGCTACAATACTTTATAGATAATAAATTAAAAGCATTGATTGAAAACATTAATGATTTTTGAAAACATATATATGGAGAAACAAAATGGCTGAAAGAAATCCTAATCTCATACCACCAAAAGCAATGGAAGCAATGGCAAGAACTGCAGGCGCTGGTAAAGAGTTAATTAGTGAAATCTTTACCAAAATCAACAACGCAAAAGATAAACCTAAAAAGATTGAGGTGTTAAGACAATACGATACACCTGGAATGAGAATGATCTTAAAAGGTGCTTTTGATCCAAAGATAGAATGGGACTTACCAGAAGGAACTCCTCCTTACATCGCTAACGAGGCACCCGCAGGTACAGAACATACTTATTTGGAAGTTGAGGCAAAGAGATTATACAACTTTGCTGTAGGTGGTAATGACCAACTAAACAAAATAAGAAAAGAAACTTTGTTTATACAAATGTTAGAAGGCTTACACGCAAGTGAAGCAAAAGTTTTAATAGATGTAAAAAACAAATCACTGAATAAAACCTATAAAGGTTTAACAAGTGAAATGGTAAAAGAAGCATTCGGTTGGAACGCCGACTTTGTAAAACCATAAAAAACACACGAATCAAAGGGTGCGACAACTAATGTTCACCCTTTGTTCTCCCCTAAAAACGTTGATTTTTCACGCAAAATACC